CATCGTCATCGCCATCGTCATCGCCATCGCCATCGCCATCGCCATCGTCATCGCCATCGCCATCGTCATCGCCATCATCACTATTTTCTTCCTCGCCATCGCCATCACCAGTTGTTGTATTTGATGAACGCGATGAACACGACCCATCATGCGTTGATTCAGATATTTTATTAGAATTTTTTATTAAATCTAAATCTAAATCATCTAATGTTATGATTTCTAATTCTTTTTCATTTGAATATTCACACGTATCTTCACATGTATCTTCAGTAATATCAGTTATATCATCCAATATTAAGGTTTCTTGTGTATCATCTTCAACATTTAATTTTTTTTTATAATTACGCGTATCACTATTAAAATCATCCATATCAATATACTCTAATTCATACAAAACCTTATCATTTTTTCGAAAAAACAATGAATCATTTAAATATTCTATATCATCGACAATATTAATTCTAAAATCACTTTTTTTTGCTAAAAAGGAACCATAAAAATCCATTCCATTAACAAAGCCATGGTCGTGTAATAATTTACTTGATAAATATGTAAAAAAACTATCAATATATGCTGTATTATTATAAGTATTTGATTTAGGATGGCAAGTATTATTCGATTCAAATAATGGTAGTTTTAATAAAGATTCATCTTTCATATCATATTTACCAAGTAAATATTTAATAGGATCTATCAATGGACTAAACTTTAAATAGGTTTTTCGTTTTTCTTTAATATCTTTGTTTGTTACTTTACAATCAAATATATTGTTTGTTTCTTGTGATGAAATACTTTGTAATATCCAATTGTGATTCAAAATAATATTATTATTATTTGTTTTAGAAACTTCAAAAAACTTATTATATAATGGATTATAATTTTGTGGTTCTAAAATTCCAAAAGTAGAATTATTATCTTCTAAACTTTTAAAAAGTTTATGATTATCTTCCTTTATATAAGTAAAATCAAATTTTTTACTACCAACTTCCATTATTATTTGTATTATATATAAAATATTACTTTTTTAACTAATTAAATTATTATATATATATATTTTGTTATCATTGTTTTATTTATGCGTCTTATATAATTCTTTATTTTCTAATACAAATTAATGACATTAGAACTAAAAAAATTTGATATGCGAAATATAAGTTTTAGACCAGATGAAAATAAAGGGCCTGTAGTCGTTTTAATCGGAAGACGTGATACTGGTAAGAGTTATTTAGTAAGAGATTTACTATTTTATCATCAAGATATTCCTATTGGAACTGTTATTTCTGGAACTGAAGCAGGAAATGGGTTTTATAGTTCTCATGTTCCAAAGTTATTTATTCACGAAGAATACAATACATCTATTATTGAAAATATTCTTAAGCGACAAAAAACTGTTTTAAAACAGGTAAAAAAAGAATTAGAACAATTTCGACGCTCAACAATTGACCCTCGCGCATTTGTTATTTTAGATGATTGTTTATATGATGCTACTTGGACTAGAGATAAAATGATGCGTCTTTTATTTATGAATGGACGTCACTGGAAAATTATGTTAATTATTACAATGCAATACCCGCTAGGTATTCCTCCAAATTTACGTACAAATATTGATTATGTATTTATTTTACGTGAACCTTATATTGCGAATCGTAAGCGTATTTGGGAAAATTATGCTGGTATGTTTCCTACATTCGAATCATTCTGTCAAGTCATGGACCAATGCACTGAAAACTTTGAATGTTTAGTGATTAATAATAACTCAAAATCAAATAAATTACACGACCAAATATTTTGGTATAAAGCTGAACATCACGCGGATTTTAAATTAGGTTCAAAAGAATTTTGGGATTTATCTAAGGATTTAAATTCGGATGATGAAGATACTGCATATGACCCAGCTAGTTCTAAAAAACGTGGGCAGGGTCCAAAAATCAGTGTTAAAAAAACATCTAAGTGGTAAAATCTGATTCGAATCGAATTGAATCGAATCGAAAGTATTTAAAAATTTACTAATATTTACAAAAAATTGAAAACTTTTTGTAATTATTACAAAGAGTAACCCTTCGTAGTTGATTTATATATCACTACCTGTCTCACGAGACATATTTGATTTGAATTACCGATAACTGCCACTATGCAGAACCAGAACCAGAACATAGCCGCCGAAGAGCAAGTAAATTTCCGTGATACTTGCGTCGCATCTTATATGAATAGATGCAGTGATGACTTAGAAACGTATAATGTCGTTTTCCATTGCCGTCCTCGCGAAAAAGACCTAGCGCGAGGGCATGGTCCGTACGACGATACACTCCAAGTAGGTATTTGTAGTTACCATCACAACAAAATTCTTGCCAACGTTCCAGCAGATGAAGAACGTTGTTTGCCCGAAATTTATGGTTGGGATGAAAGCGATGCGTTGTCCGGCCTTACGCATGACTTGCATCATGAACCG